TAATAATCCAAGTATCAGTATTGGTTATCGTGTAATCAGCAGTCTTGGTCAGCACAGTCGATAAAGGAACATAGTCTGTATTGGCTACAGCAGCACTAATTGCCGTTCCATTGCCCTTTAAAACGCCTGTAACGCTTGTCGATAAGGTCAGTGTGGGAGTAGCCCCACCGCTAGATGTCCCAGCCAAGCCATTAGAACTAGAAACAGAAATAGACGTAACATAAGTTCCTGCCGGTTGTTTACCATTGAACGTAGACCAATCTGCACTACTCAAAGCACCACGATTTGTTGCCGAAGCAGTTGGCACTTGTAAAGTAATAACTGGTGTTGTTGTTCCAGTAGCTACTGTAGAACTTAAATCAGTACCAGTTGTGCCCAATGTCAAGGCTGCAACAGACGTAACTGTGCCTTGTGGATTAGCGGCTGTAGTTATTGTAATTACTCGACCGTAAGTGTCAATCGTCACCACGGGAATTAAAGTAGCTGAACCAGTTGTCCCTGCCGTAGCAATGCCACTAGCAAGGTCTATAACAGGTGTTACACCACCTGTAGAAGTAATCCTGCCAGTAGTCCCTGAAACTGAGTTAACGTACGTTCCAGCAGGCTGCTTGTTGTTAAACGTTGTCCAGTCAGTTGATGTGAGATAACCGTTAACCGATGTTGTGGCTGCCGCCATCGAGATAACTGGAGTTGTGCCGCCTGACGATACAACTGGAGCTGTACCAGTTACAGCAGTAACAGTACCGCCTGAACCTGTGGCTGAAAGCGTACCTGACGTAAAACTGACACCTGTACCAATAGTGACATTACTAAAGCCACCAGACCCGTTGCCATACAGGATGGACGAATTGGTGGTTAAGGCACCCGGTGGTACTTCAGGAACCAACTGCAACGCTTGAAGCTGCTTCCAGACTTCGGCCAGTTCAGACTGAACCTCACTCACATTCGTGCTGGAGGCCAGTGCTTCTAACTGCTTTTGTATTTCGGCAATCTGAGACTCTTGAGATGATCCAGCAGCATAGGCCGCAAAGCCAGAAGGTGTGGGGTCAATAAAACTTAGATCAATTTCTTGAACTGGTGGCCCAACCTGCAAGTCCTCGAGAGACGTTGGGTTGGAACCACTGCCTGTCAATACAAATAGATTCAGCAGGAACCTATACCACTCACGCGAGATAGTCCCTGTGCGCTCATCAATAAGAGCAACACGGGGAGCAGGAATGCTGGTGATATTAAGTGTGGTTGCCATTATGAGTTCGTTGGACTAACGATAAGGTCTGCACCCAATAAGGCAATCTTGACTGGATCAGTGCCTGATACTTCATACACCCGGTCACGCAGCTTCATAGTCATACCAAGTCTACGCCACAGGGTACGGAAGCCATACTGACCAATTTTACCCATTGACTTCCAATGCTCATTGCTCCAAGTGTGACCACCATCGTCTGACCAACGCAGCATCACAGATGGATCAGAACCCTGACCATCATTTAAACCGACACCAGTTTGGGCATCAAGTTGTAGGCTATGCTGTGAAGTACGCTTCAAGTTGTTCTGACCTGTGGGCAGCGCACGCCATGATCTCAACCATTTCTGCGGTTGACTATTATCAGCATACACATCCAAGTCATACGAGTAGATGTTGCCATTGGCAAAGTCACCCACGATGGTCGTGTAGCCAAAGTTGCATTGGCAGTTGGAACGGTGACGAGTGAACGCACCATTCTCAAAACCAGCACGTTCATGCCAGACCTGAGTGGACACATCGTAGACCCATGTAGCATTTGCACTTGGGAAAATCAGTACATAGAAGGCGTGTCCTTCTTGCTGATAGGTGTACCCAATGGCGTCTGAGATGTCGGTGTACTGCTGAATCGCATACTCGATGGCATGAGTAGAAACCCTAACACCCGTGTACCCGTTGTTCTTGTACACGATGCCATAACCACGAGGGTCAGCACCAAGCCAGAACAGGGCATTGTCCAGTTTGGCTACCGAGTAAGGGGCAGCACAGCCGATCTCGTTGTAAGCACCTTGGATACGGGCAAAGGGGAAACTAGCCAGTCCAGCGTCATACCAGACCTCAATGGTGTCTGTACCGAACACCCAGAGTTCACGGTGGTCAACAGCGACAGCGACTACGCCATCGGGTGAACCTTCTGCACTGGCAAAATCCAATGGGTCAACAGACAGACCATCCAGCAGGCTTGTGACCCAAAGACGCTGACTGTTAGGCTCATTGAAAGTGAAGTAGCCATCTAAATATTGAACAGTCACAGCACCTGGGAAGTCTGGGTCGGTGATCTGTGCAAATACGTTGGTGACTTCGTTGTAGATGTAGCTTGGGCCGTTACAGGCAAAGAATAACTGAGTGCCATTGTCTGCAATTGACACGGGGCCAGTACCAGACACATTGCCCAACTTGATTGGTGTTCCTGTCAAACTGGTGAGTTTGAATACCTCTGTACCCGACACCACATAGAAGTCGTTGCCGTTGGTCTGGTGTGACCACAGAGCACGGATGGGGCCAACACCTACCGATTGAAGGAACTTGAGGCCTGGTGCTCTATTAAAGAAGCCAGCCTCTTTACCACCTTCAGGAATGGCTTCAGGGAATAGGTTGACGCAACGGTTGTCAGCAGCGTTGACGCTACGGGCTACATAAGAGGAACCCAGAAAAGGGGTCTTCATTAGTAATTTCCTGCATATACATTGAACCGCTGACGAGTGGCAACCAGTGCGTAGGGCAGCGACATCACATCATCTGGGTTGTTCTGACGCTTCAGAGTGCGCTTGGATGCCATTGCAATTCGCTGCACCTGTGGGCTTGGTTCTACACCAAACTCAGCAGCAATCTCGCAGGCCAAGTTGTACTTAAACGCACGCAGATAACCCGGTGGGAATGACAACATGGTTGCCAGCGTAGCGGGTTGATCCAATTCAGCAACTGAAATAATGTGCCATTCCAATTCCCGAGTGGGTTTCGGATAGACGGTCATGGTGGCGTTGGGGTACTCCATGTTCACCCAGCAAACTTGAGGGTAAGTGGAGGTAACAGTTTTTACTGCAATGCCATCATATTGCTGCTGATTGATGAATTTGATACCAAAAGACACATTTGTGCTTGGGTCACGGTAGTATGTTGCATCGTCAAAAGCTACAGGACGATTGCCAACAAATGTACCCGATGGGCCAACAGTCTGGGTAATGATGCCAGCTTGCCATGTAAATACTTGATCTTGAGTATTGAAAACAGACAAACGCTCAGTTGACCATGAGTCGATCATCTGGTTTAGGGCGGTAAGCGCATCCTGAGAAGTCTCGGCAGAGGGAATTTCCCCTTCAGCCAACATACCGATGAGGCGTAATGCGCCGTTTATCTGGTCGCCCGCTGAAACTGCCATGATTAAACTCCTTCGGTCACGACCTTGCGTGTGTACTTGCGCTTAACTTCCAATGCGTTTACGGGAGCCACCTCGACTGGTTCAGCAGTAGGCGTGTCCAGAGTATAACGCACCCATCCATTCTTTTCATCATTCTCTGCCTCAAGTTCCATGTTTGCAACTTTAGTGCCGTAGATGAAGTGTTTTAAATAGATAGTCATAATGAAAAAGAGGGCCGAAGCCCTCTATGTTAACCGATGAGCCAGTTCACGCCATTGCAAAACACTGGAACAATATAAGCACCACCAGCCGCTACAGTAGCACCAATGCCAGCGGTGTAAGCAGCATTAGAATCACTAACAGCAGCACGAGTGCCAGCCAGAGCAACAGACGCTGTTGGCAAAGTGCCAACCGTGTACAGTTTGAACTGGGCGTTATCGAACGAAGGGTCAGCGTATGCAACGCCAACTGCTTTTGTATTTGCCATGAGTTGTCCTTAGTTAAACGGGGCCGAAGCCCCATTGAGATTTAGGCCAAACGGTATGCAGACCAAGCACCATCGCCTGTCTTGACTGCACGCCATGTGGATGACACCAAAGCCAACACAGTGACAACGCCGACCAAAGTCCAACCTGTACCAGCAACAACGGTAGCAGTATTAGTGCCACCGATGTTGATGATGCTGAAGTCAAACGAGCTGTTTACTTTGGCGCTGGAAACCAGAGCTTCAGTCAGAGCAACTGTAGGCAGGGTGATGTTGGCAACTGCGCCAGAGTAAGTCACGATACCGTTTGTGAGTTCAGCAGCGGTCAATACAGCAGCAGCAGTCTTGGCGACTGGAGTAGCTTGCACAGACATATTGACTTCAGCCAAATTACCGTCACCGACTTGATAACCACCAGAACCATTAGGGATAGCCATGATAAATTCCTTTTAAATATGAAACGAAAAATGGGTGTGAAATAACTTCACACCCATTCTAATTAACCCCAGATACGAGCAGCCATTGCGGGGCGAATTGCTGAATAACCGTACAGGACATCGATCCGGCAAGGCATGCGATCATTATTAATATCATATTGACGCACGATACGCAAAGAGATACCGTTATGCACTTGACGCGAAGCCATGTCAACGCCTTGAGGCAGCAACAAGTCAGCAGTTGCAAAGGTGATTGCATCTTTGTGGTAAACCAAGTTCTGTGCAAACTGGCTAGAAGCAGCGCCGAGGAACGTAACAGTCTTGCCAGCAACAGGGAAACTGTCAATGGTAGCCAGTGCGTGAGCAGCGGTGTACATAGCAGGAGACACAGTAACAGTCCATGCACCACCCACAGCAGTAGCATCAGCCACAGCGGTGAATTGTTGCAACGAACCAGTGGTTTCGCGGGTCTGTGGGTTGACTGCGTAGCAATCAGCCACAGTGAACACGTCACCAGCTTTGATGGTTGTAGTCACAGAGGCTTGAGTCAAGCCAAGAGTAACGGAACCTTGCGAAGTGATGGTAGCGGTCACAGTGGTGGCAGCGGAAGCATCGCGTGAACCAGTGGTGTGCTGCTTGATCGACTGAGACATATTGATCTCGTCAAAGCCCAACACGCCAGTACCCATCATGCCGTTGCGGAACTGCTTGCTGATAGTGTCTGTTGGATTGAACAGACCCTTCATACCTTCGACCAAGCCAGCGTTAGCAGCAGGATTGACGGTAGCGTAACGTGGAGACATACCAGCAGCCGACTCATTGAGTTTTTGTTGAGCTTGCAACAGAACCAAAGATGTCGAAGGAGTAGTACCAGGAGTACCGACAGATTGGTAAATGCTCTTGTAAGCATTTGCAACGTCAGCATCAATGCTGGAAGCCAACTGGCTGATACGAGGCTTGAGCACACGTTCTGCGAAGTCATCCAATTGCATGGTCAGTTCAGCAGAGCTGAAGTTGACACCGATATGCTTTTGGTTGGACACCGACAAAGTGGTGTACTGTTCGTTGTCATCTTGCACTTGCAGAGCAGCGCCATCAGTAACGAGAGCACGGTCAGGCAAGCGAATACGCAGCGTAGAACCGATTTTAGCGCCTTCAACAGCGAAACTGTCATCATACTGACGGTTTACGTTGCGGGTAAGCACAAGGTTGTTTTCCAAGATTTCCAGCGATTTGCGGGTAATCATGTCAATGGTTAGGATCGAATTGGACATAAATGTTCCTTAAGAAGTATAAAACTAGCGGTTACGTTGTGCTTCTAGCTTTTTCATCTGTCTAGCACGATCAGCAGCAATCCAGTCTGACGTACTCATGGTCTTCGTTGAACGAGGATCAGTTGTATCGAAAGCTGCACCACTGGCTCCACGGGCAGTAACAGGCGCAATAGGCGCAGAAGCATTGGACGTTTTCTTCACTGGGGGATTGTCAGCTAATTTAGCTTCAATCTTCCCAATCTCTTTTGCCTGCGAGTAAGGTGTCAAACGGGCAATTCGATCTGCTTCTTTGGGATTGGTTCCGAGGTAGTAAGCTACATCAGGGCCAACATCAGAGTTTTGGATCGTCTCAGCCATCACGTTAGTAATAGTCAGCTTTGGGTTGTAAGCGACTTGTTCAAAGTCATCATACTTACCTCGGGCCTCCTCCTCACGTTCGTGATAACTGTCAAGAATGTCGCTTTGTTGCTTTTGACGTTCACGTTGCTCGATTAATTTGACAGCCCGTGCTTCGGCGTAAGCCTCAACGGAATCAAACTGATCGACTGGCGGGACATCAACAGGTGTTGCGGGTGCAACTTGACGTTCTCGTTCCCATTTGCGTTGCTCTCGGGCAAGGCGTTTGCCTATGGCAGCATCAAGTTCCTCTTGCGAGAATGACTTGGGCGCTGTTTCTGGCGTCTCCGGCGTTGAAACTACAACTTCAGGTGAGGCCGTCTCAACCGATGTCGGCACGGGTAGTGACTCCGCTAATACTTCTTCTGACATTTTGAATCCTTCGATTCCCCAGTGAACCTCGCTGGTACGGTTTGTTTGATTGTATTACTATTTATCTGCCAAAGCAGTAGTTGTAACTTCTCTGAGTGTCAGCATTAAAACAGGCCACAGCATCACCGCATACTTACCGTACACGGGTGGAAGGAAGCCCGAGATAAAGCCACTGTTAGCCTCGATTATAGTTAATAGAGCACCTACTAGGGCAACCCAGTAGGTTTTGGAATGAAGGCGTTGGAGGATTAGGGTTAGCATTTGGATTCCTTTGGACAATGATGTAAAACCATAAGCACATGACCTAACCAGCCGATATGCTCACCACATTTCTGACAGCAGTAACTTGAGTACTGTTGGAGTATTAGGTTCATGGTGTTACTTACCAATCCAGCCAGTATTACCTGTACCAGATTCTTTGACATAAAAAGTTGTATTAGCACCACCATTAGTTCGACTATATAAACAACCCACGGCGCCAACCACCACTCCTTCTGGACTACCTGTACCAGAAGTCCAGCGTGTCGATACAGTACCCGTAGACACAAAAGAAGTGGCTGCTATAGCATTTGCGGATACTGTAAAAAGAAAATTACCGGGAAGATTTTCTTGGTAATAGGGATTACCACCAACATTTGAAACAGTTACCGGAGCATATGTTAGCGTGTCATATCCAGCAAGATCAACACATTGAATTATAGAAGTGTATTGTTGTGATCCTAAAACAATAGACGAACCAGTTGGTTTAATAAATTGACAAAGTTGAAAAGTTATTTTATATGCCGTGCCAACAGTAGCCACATAGACACAATTTGTCTTCATAGCAGTTTGACCAATCCATCTGCAATTAATAAATAAGCAGTCTACTGGAACAGTATTTAATCCAGATGTGGTAGATTTAATAATCACTTCGTATGTAACGCCACCAATAGTCGTTGGTTCAAAAGTACATCCGTCAAATGTCATTCCTGATCCACCATCAAGAATTAATAACGATGGAGCAAAGATAAGTCCGTTATATAGATGATTGCATGTAAATTTGTTTTGAGAACCTTTGAAGCTAATTAAACAAGCCTGAGACGCCTCATACATAAGACTATTAGAAACAAAAACATCGTAACAATCAAATAAAAATAACCCATACTGCCCGCCCACTAGATTCAATCTGTTAAATGTACTATAGGTCGCTTGTAAAGCGTAAATATTATATAAAGTATTATTTCCAGAAGTAACATTGTCAATTAAGCAATTTGAAACAGCTCCTTGATTAGCCGAAACAAGATTGATACCAATGGCAGCTTTTGAATTCCCCTCAACGTTTAAATCTTTAATTTGCACGTTTGACCAATACCCACTTGGATAGTTAATACAAGTCATTCCAACGGTGTTAGCCGATAAAACTGTAGCATTGCATCCATCACCTTGTATAGTTTGATTAGACATTGGTGTAAGTTCAGAATCTAGCCGATAAGTTCCTTGTGGAATGTATATGTGTCTTCCGGTAGCTAAAGCTAAATTAATAGCCGTAGAACTATTTGCCATCCCCGTTGGGTCTGCGCCATAATCTAATACATTAATGGGTGCGCCATTAATCATTGAAAAAGAAACTTTAGTAAGAGACATTTTTAATCCTTAAACACTATATGTCATATTAAAAGCATAAGAATATGAATTTAACCACACAATACTTCCACCAATTGTTGATGCAATGTAACCATTAGTTCCACCAGCAGCACCAAAGAACATATACATAACACCTGTTGCGGCTTGCTCTCTACAAGTACCACTAGGCCCTAAAGAACCAGCAGCAAGCGTAAAAGGTAAGCCGTTAATTACCATGCGGCCACCGGCAGTTCCAACAGTAGTTAATGTCACAGACCCCTGAAGAAATACTTCTTTGCCAATTCTGGTGTATCTTCCACTAGATGTGTATGCGGTAAGCGACCCTGAATCACCACTAGCAACAGGTGCCCAAGTCCCCTCCTCATACCAGTTCAGCAGTTGCGAAGTCATTCCTGCTGCTGGGGTGTTGGCGGTGAAGTTGATGCCTTTAGCCGCTGTGCTTGGAATGATGTTACCCACAGCAACCGTTACATCACCAGCAGAAGCAATCCTCATTCGTTCAGCATTGTTGATGCTAAATACAATTGGATACGCGCCAGTGTAATAAAAATTTATTGCATACGGTACAGATAAACCACCAGCTGAACTATCAATACCAAAATAAAATGTACCGCCAGTGTTTGAATATGTTGATCTAGCGCTTACTGTACCCTGATTACTTATCACATAACCTGGAGAACCAAATGATGCAGTATAACTACGAGCAGATACATCTTTACCTGTAGTTAGATTATCTACACTTACTTGTTTGGTAACTCCACTTTGAACAATCGGCAAAGTTTCCGTACCCGCCAAAGGCGTGGTAGCAGAGGTTAATGCTGATATTTTAGTATTCGACATTAGTTAACAGCAAGGTAGGTTGCAGAAATATAAAACTCTGAATTGGTTTGAACTTGTGGTGAAAGATTTGTTGCAGTACCCGCAGTATAGTATTCAAGATAAATTTTATTATCGCTAGAAATAATACGACCCTGTACTGCTGTAGCTGCACCAGAAGCAAGAAAAGCAGCTCGAACAGAAACAGAAGCCCTAGAACTAGAATTGCTATCTGTTGAATATGGAAGATTGCCAATTACGCAAGTGCCGACTGGGGAACTAACTCCTGAAACAATTAGAAGACCAGTTACAGTTACAAGCCTACCCACCTTAACCCAACCCAAAGTATTAAATGAGGAATTTAAAGTTACAGTGCCACTTGTTCCGCAAGTTATAGTAGCAGTAATAATACCCTCATCATAAAACTTCAATGGAACTGAACCGCCACCAAGGTATGAACCATAAGGTTGCTTCCAAGCAACTTGACCTTGAACAATTGTTGTGTTGGTTCCAGCATCAGTAACAATGACGCCAACGTCATGGGCAATGCCAATAATTTGCGTTCTGACAGCACCAGACTGGACAGTGATGCCAGCTATGTCACCACCGATAACACGACAATCAGTTGCACCAGTTCTAAACACTGCATAGAAAGATGATGGTGTTGGAGAACCAGTACCAGTAAAACAATCAGTCAATGTAATTAAAGTACCAGAAATATCAAAATCAATTGATGTATTTACCTCTGTGTACAAACCATTAATGTTGTCGCCAACTGCTCCACCAGAAGCAAACACACCTACAACATCGCCCTCAACAGTGCCGCCAATAAATTTATTTCGGTTTGTGTTGCCAAGGTAAATGCCATGTCCCGTTGAAGTAAGAATTCCTTCAACTATAGGTGTAAACCAAGTGTTATCAGCAGTATCTTCACCGGCAGAACGTCGTTCACAAGAAATACCCGTTGTAGGCGTAAGTACACTAGAAACACGTTCTGAATTAGAAACTGTAATCCAAAAATTGTTACATACTGCAAATTGTGTTCGGTGACCAATAACACAATTCCAAACTTTAACGGAAGCAGAACCATGATGCGCTGCCCTCCAATATAAAGCCGTTGTTGTAGATGCGTTACCATTAATCCAAATGGGGTTATCTGATGTACCAAAATGAACATCAAAAATATATGAACTAGAAGCACCACCATCAATAGACACGCAATTACCAGCATTGGTAAAATTAAGAATAACTTTTCCATCAGCGTACACACGCATTCCAGCCGTTGAGATAACCCAATTTGTATCTAATGTATATGAACCTGCTGGAATTAAAATACCCAAACCATTTGCAGCGGCGTAGGTAGTAGCTGTGGCAAATGCCGTATAGTTTGCAGATGCTGTCGCAGAAGGATCAGCCCCAAAATCCAACACACTCACACTCTCACGCAGCTTAGTCTGCACTGTGGTGGCTACGGCTCCTGTGCCTGCTGGTGTGTAGGTTACCAGGGAGGCATCGGTCACACCAGTTGATAATGTCTGGGCAGTGGTAAACTTGACCAGTGCGCCCACATGGAGGCCAGAGGTAAATGTGACTACGGTGGAACTGGTTTCCACATAGCTGTATGTTGCCCCGTCAATTTGGTTTACACCGTCAACAAAGACACTGAGGTTGTTTGTACCGGGCTGGTACTGCATCGTAGTCAGCGTAAACACGGTCTGACTGGCTGTGGCTGTCTGCACCTCAGTCTCGGTCAAGAAGTTGACAAAGTTACTATTGATACCCACGATATTGTCGTAAGTGCCAATCAGCACATCGGTGGAAGTCTTCAGAACAAACTTGTACTGCAATCCGTCAGTCAGCCAAATTTCACCACCGGGAACACGACCACCCGAATCAAGAATAATAGGGTTGGAGTGGGCTGTTACCCCAGAACCACTCGTGTAAGTAGCCTGTGGGGTTGTTGTACCAGCCACATAGCTGTACATCTTGCCACCCGAGAGAGGGTTGCCATTGTTGTCGAAGAATTGACCAGCGACACCGCCGACAGGGGAAAGAAGAACAGCCATTTATTGCTCCAGATTAGTCGTAAACAACCGTAAACTCAGCAGAAGTGCCACCAAGTACGATATACAGACCCTTATTGAAAAAGATTCCTGCTGGAAAACTCAGGTACTGAGAGCCAGCCGCTACGGTGATTGTATTGGAAATCTTACCGTTGCTGGTACTTCCAGCGCCTGTATCGTAAACAGTCAAAGTGCCACTGGCACTAGCCGATACAAATATTCCGAACAGTTTGCCAGCGCCGACCTTGACTTGGGTGGTAGCTGCGAGTTGTGAGTAGTTTGCCATGATTAATCCGTAAAGTTTTTAACGAGTACGCCAATCGCTATGATGGCGATTCCAAGTCCCGCACCACTTGATTTGCATTGCCATTGAACGTCTGTTTTCTCAGGGTATCCAACTGGATACGGGCGAGTAACACTGAAGTCATTTAGAAATGGAATTGTCAACGTAATGTTATTGACACCTGTGGAGTTAGTCAGCAATGCTCTAAAAGTTGCATAAACACCAGACGTAACAGAAGTTGATGAGAACGCATCAAACTGAGTCCAGTAGGCTGTATATCCAGCAGGGACTGTGTACACCGACATATTGGTGCGACCACTACCAATTAAAACTTGAGCGTAAACAACAGCGCCAGCATCTTTGACGTAGATAGTACCTACCGCATTACCAACAGTTGTCACCACACTGTTGATGCGAAGGAAGTCTTTAGTCGTTGTAACAGCAACAGTGCCTGTCAAGGTAACTGTTTCGCTGATACGACCATACTTGGCATCCAAACCATCAATGCGAATGGTTACTGCTGTATCAGAGGCTGAACTGCTTGTCACCAGCATAGTCGAAGCCACTGTGGGGAAAGCGTAGGCAGTATTATTTTCCCAAGCAGCAATAAACCCCGAACTCGGGGTTGCTGTGGAATAACCAAAGACATTGACTACTTCATGTCCAGGAATCTGACCTCGGGCAACTTGTAAGTCAAATACCTCGTTCTTGCCGTACTGTGTCTGGGAAACAAATGGAGTGCTCATGCTGTGTCCTTAGGATAAATGATAATGATTTCGTTTTATACGATTTTCAGCTTTTGGAAGAACTTGCAAATTTGTTGGTACGTGTAAACCTGACACAAGTTTGCCGCGCAATGGGATTATATGATCCACTTCCCAAATAAACCCAAAAATACAAGTTCGTAATTTAGCCAAACTGTATGCCTCTTTCATGATCCAACGGTCATCTGAAGTCAACCATTTTGGTACTCGTTTGGCTCGTCTGGCAACACTTGCAACTGCTCGTGCAGTGTATGCAGCGGGATTCTTTTTAATATACCGGAGTGTTTTGGCTCTAACTTTTTCAGGATTTGCTTTTACCCATGCTTTGGCGTCTTTACGCACTTTATCTTTATTGGCTTCTTGCCAACGCTTGACGCGAACATTGTGAACATCACGGTTACAGTCAATCCATTTTTTCATGGACTCCGAATGTTTCTCAGGATTTGCAATACGCCATGCAATTGATTGGGCAATAGTACATTGAATACATTTGGCCCCTGTAGTGTACCGATCAGAAAAATGGCCGTATTTACACGGTTTACCCGTGTTGTATATTTTTAATCCTAGCGATTTGGCTTCTGCGCGTTTCATGCAAGGAATTTAAGTTTATACAATGTCGATAAATAAAGTTCAACAATGCCATCAATCAGGTTCTGCAATGGGGTATCCGTTTTCGGGGCTACCTCATAGCGACACGCTTCAATTTCCTCAAGTTGACCCTGAAGAAACTCAACGACATTGGTGGTCTTTTTGGCAGACATCAAAGTGATCGGGCCAATCAACCCATTACGCCCTTGGTACGCTTCAGCAAACCCATCAGCCAGTTCCACGATCTCATCATAAAAGGCATTCAGGGCAACGTGCTTGGCGTAACTGCGGGTATTGAGATGAACGGAATGGGTGACATCCCGTGCCAAGAACAACATCCCTACGAAATCAGCGCATTTCATTGTGGCATCTCCTGTGGTTGCATCTGTTCAGGTTGACCTTGTGGTGGCATACCTTGTGGCATTTCACCCATGTCTTCCTGTGGTGATTCACGTCCGGGCATTTCATTGACCAGATCACCCGATGTAATCATCGAATGTACTGTGCCCATAACAATGTCCTGAATCTGCTCAGGAGACATAGAGGCTTGGACAGCAGTCAAACGCTTGGTTTCAGCATCAAATGCCTTGACCTGAGAGTCAAATTCCTTGATCTCAATATCTCGCATCTCCATTGACTTGCTGACATTCTGAAGCATGGTATGCATTTGTTCCATCTCTTTACCCATTGCTTCCATCTGCTGATTGGCAGCTTGGAGAGCTGGATCATCTTGGTCAGCCATGAGTTTGGGGTCAATGGTCTTGGCAAAACGTGCAGCCATCTCTTGAGCACCGGGCCAGTCCATGTTCTTGATAAACAAGTCACCAGCGACTGCCCAGAGTTGAGGATTACCCTGCAATAACTGGCTCATGGCTTCCAGAGACTCTTGGCGCTTGGTCATGTAACCGGGGCCAGTAGTGACGCAGACATCGTACTTGCCAACACCGAGGTTATAGATTTTCTCAATCACGATACCGTCTTGATTGACAATCTTGTTGACTGGTTCCGCTTGGTCTGGGTTGGTCTTCACCATTGTTGATGTACCGTCTTCACCAATGATCCGAGCGACACGTTCTGTATCGTAAATCTTAGGGATCAGGTCAACACACTGACGAGTGATGTAGCGCACAGCACGGGCCAGATTGTCAACGAAGTGGTATGTGCCTGTGTCGCCCTGCTTCTCACGGGCAAGAATGGCACGACCTGAGCGTTCATTGCTTGTGGCTCCAAGGCTTGAGTCGTACTGACCCGTGGTGCTCTTGATGTCATCAGAGGCTCCAGCCTTGGCCTGAAGCAGTCCAGAAGACGCCATAGGGGGCTGCGCACGCTGTGGCAAGGGCAGAGTAGCACCAGACCCATCGGTAACGTCTGGGTTGACTTCCAGATAAGGCCAGTTGGTCGTATTGGCTGTCTTCCACTGATTCTCGTAGCCTTCAAACTGACCACCGTAGCCAATAAACGGGGCTTTAGGTGCCAGTGCCAGCATTTCAGCTTCTTGGCTTACCCAGTAGTTGTACATCCGTTGGGCATCTTTGGCGTTACGAACCAAGCCTGAAACGAACAGTTTCCCGTCCACCTCGAACTCGTTTCCAACCACACGCACCACCGGAATCCACTTACCGTCCCAATCGCGTTCCTCAAGCATCTCGTAGCCATTGGTTTTGCACCATTTGACCTTTTTCACGTTTACATCACGGGTGCGCTTGGCTTTTCCGTAGATTTGCTTGAGTTGTTTGTCTTCGGGAGAGTCTGCCACGGCTGTAATGTTGCCCGTGTACAGGTTCAGCTTCTGGGTGGTGTGCTCAAAGTAGAAATACTCAGCAATCCGCACTGTATCCTCGTTCACCCACTGTGCCAGCGACTGGTCGCCAACGCCAAGCGAGTTCAGTGACGAAATAGGCACTGCATCGGGGAACATACGGGAGTAATCAGCCTTCAACACGTCTTCAGTGATGAAACACCAAGCAGCATCAGAGCCGCACGGGTCTTGGATCATCGGGTCCATGTAAACGCTGAAAGAATTGCGAATCCGACCAATCTTGATGTCCTGGTCAAAGGAATCATCGTTGCAATACTCGGTCAGGAGACGAATGTATCCCTCTCCGTATGCCACTTGGTTCTCGCAAGCAGTATCATAAGCCACATCAGCATCGGAGATGTACTCAATATGACGAACCATGCCATCAAAAATCTCAGCAACTGCAACATCAGCTTTGTCATCGGCAGGGATTACCTTCCCACTGGGCCGGTTCTGACGCTGGTCGTTGGTAACTTGTCGAACGTGCTGCGGCAGCTTGTTGATAGTGAGACAAGGGCGTGCATTGATCGTTTGACCCTGCACAGCACCACGGGTAGCCAAGACATCAGCAGGCCACTGCCAATGGTTATCAGGAGAGCCTGCAAAGAATCGCAGGTCATCCAACTCATCTTCACGCGACTCGGACAGCGCGGAGATTGCCATCGTCAATCGTGACCGCATGGTGGTCAGAATATCGGCCTTATCACCCGATTTCACGCTACCAGCAGCTACAGCCGCCACATCGTACATTGAAGAATTACTCATTGAAGATTCCAATCACGTCTTTTTCACGCATCATTAGGTAGTCTTCACCCTCATGAGTGACCTTCTGACCCGAGTGCTCACCGAATAATACATTGTCACCGACAATAACGTCAGTGGCCTTCTTACCAGCAGCCATGATGATGCCTGAGAACATTTTACTCTGAGGCAACAGGATTAGTCCTTGTTTTTCTACATTCTGCTTAATAAGGATGCAATCACCCAGTGGAACAAGGTTCATTTTTTCTTAGATGTTGGTTTGGCGGCTTCGCGCTTGACTGAATAGGCAATTGCCACGGCCTGCTTGACAGGCTTGCCGGACTTCACTTCAGTGGCAACATTTTTACGAAAAGCAGCAGGGCTGGCAGATTTCTTGAGCATTATGACCCCATCCATGAAGTTGTAGCGCCGCCGGACTGCGCATTTACACGGCGTGTAGTTGAAGAATTGTACTCCCGATGAGCCACCGGGAACGCAAATGTAACGCAAAGAGCATCAGCAGCATCGGGCGAGGCCAGCCCACGAGCCTTCATCTCCTTTTTACTCTCCAGCAAAATAGACCCGCTAGAGTTCGTTTTCCGCATAGGGCCAGTCAGATCAGCCTTCAGTTGTCGGTCAGTCGGTATGCTGGCAGTCTTGAGCCAGTCCTTCATCGCACCCCACATCTCAGCTCGTTTGTTCTGATACATCACAGGACTCTTGGCCTTCCATCCGAAGTTCACCCCACGCACCTTGTAACGCTGTTCAGTTAGCCTGTCAAGTATCCCATAGCCCAGACCACCCTCATCAATCACGGTCAGCGTAGGCTTGTACTCCTCTATGGCATCAATGACGTGACCCACCACGCTCATGGTGTCCTCACCCTTGAACCGTTTGATCGCCACGATGTCACGCCCCTGACGCACCAGTATCACCGTGCTGTCCATGCCCCCACGGGCCGGGTCAACACCGATAACCACAGGAGCAGTCAAGTCCTTGTACTTCGGACGCTTAAACGCATCCTCAACGGTGACAGGCGAGATGAATTGGTCTTCACCAGCACTTGGAAACTCACCGTACACCTCAACCCGCGCCTGCATTGAGTCTTCACCATACTCAGCAATGATTTGGTCGTACACCGACTTATCCGTATCTTCCACCGTCCGAGCGTCAACAATCTTGGAATTCCAAAACTCACGCTTGGCATGGAAACATTCAAAGAAGTAACCCTCATTACGCCGTGGATTGCTAAAGGCAAACCAGTAACGGTTGGGCGTATTCTCCGTAAAAAATCCAGCCCCCACTTGCCAGATTGGGTCAGGAATACCCGATGACTCATCAAAAATAAGCATCATTCCGTCTTGATTGTGGACACCAGCATAAGAATCTGGATTCTCAGCCGACCACAATTTGCCTTCAGCCGCCCAGTACCGAGTACCTTTTTTCAGGTCACGCTCAACCGCCTCAGTCAGCCATTGCGCTGGCATCAGCTTGGTCGCACTAACTTCCCACCAATGCGAATTAATTAGCATGGCTGTCCATTTAGTTAACTCAGCCCATGTCACTGACCGCAACTGGTTCTCACTGTTGGCAGACACCACCACAGAGCCACCTATACGGGTCGTGAGCATCCATAAAACCAACCATGATACCAATGCACTCTTTCCGATCCCCCGCCCACTGGAGACCGCCAAACGCACCGTATCGTAATCAATCAAACCCTTTTGGCTCTTAATGTGATTCGAAATATCCCGCAACACTTCACGCTGCCATTTTCTTGGCCCTTTAAATTTTTCAAGTGGCGTATTCTTTTTGCCCCAAGGAAAAGCAAACAAAACAAAAGCCTCTGGATCGTCAGCTATGGAGGGACTCCACAACTCAACCATGAGTTTTTGTTCTTCTTCGGAGGTGTAGATGGGTAATTGCATTAACGGCGTCTCGCAAATTTCAACATTTGATTTCTCATATCTTCATCAGACAAAGCGGTCAATGGTAATGCACCAGCCAAGATGTCAGGCGAGTTTCTTTGGAATGGATCAAAAGCGGCATAACGGGAACGAAGATTAGATGGATTAGTAATAACACTTTCCAATCCTTCCATATCTCGACCCGCATAACCCGCCTCAGTCAACGCTTGAGTAGTGCGTTGTTTCCATTCTGGCACGCTGAAATTTGGATTTTGCGCCAGCATTTCTTGACGTACACCCTCTGAAATGTTCTGTGCTACATCATCACTTGCCAACTGCCCTCGACTCATCAAGGGCAAAACACGCGCATTGTCACCAGCATATTTTTCAGCATACCTAGAACTAGGACTGACATAAACACCAGCCCCAAGTTTTCCTCGTGGTGACGGTTGGAACGCACCAAAATCCACATCAGTGGCGTGATACATCGGTGCATTGGGGTTAAACCCCATAGCCCCCGCCCTCTCCATAGGCGTATTACCAGCCGCCAGTCCCAAACCACCCTGCTCTACAGGCAGGGCTGCATTGCGTTGGGCGGTATCTAGGGCGGCTTGTCTTGGATAGATGAAAGGCTCTGCCTTGTTAAACGAACGCTGCATTTGCGGAGACACCATATTTACTGACGAATTTTCATCCATCAAATTAAACACATCCTCCAGTTTTGCATTGGGCTGATTGGGTGGCCTACGACCCAAACGATACGCTGTTTTTGCCGCCGCCTTAGATGAAACTTGACCTTGCATCTGAGGAAAGTCTTGTAATACTTGAGATTGCAAACTTTCCCCAATGCCTTGACCTCTAAAGGATTCCGGCACTTCTAAACTCATGACAGAAGCACCAGTTTTAGGCCTCACCAATACATCAATGGAGCCACCACTTGTTGGATCGGTATAACGCACTCGCTCCGCACCAGCACCAAAAATATCAGAAGCATCACGTTTCAGTACCTCAAACTTAGGCAACGTCTTAGAACCTTGCTCCATCATTCCCGGCATCATCCCCTGCTTTGCCATGTACTGTTCTATCTTTGGGGCTATGGCTTTACCGCCAGACATTAAGGCTTGTCTTGCTATTCTTGACTGTGCCAAGGCTTGCATAATGGGAGCCATTGCTGCGGCTGTCCCCAACGCATAGGCTGGTTCAGCCACTTGCTTGATACCCGCAAGATCAGGGTGCATCACACTAAAACCCATCTCATCTGGGGCTGTACCTAGTAACCCCATAGCAGCGGCATACGTCCTTGGGTCGGGCAGCGTATTGACATCATTTGATCTGCCAGCTTGAAGCGCCCTTGTTCTTGCAACTTGACGCTGCAACATGGGGTTTCCAAAGAATGCACCGTTAAGTGAATTCAGGTCTTGGGGGGCGAGTTTGTTTGTAGCCATGTTTCATTATCGGTGATTAAGCGAAAACGTTTTTTAAAAAAATATCTTCAAAAAAATTATCTTTAAAAAAATTTAATATAAATTTGTTCGCGGGAGCACCGTAACCAAGGCCCTGTCGGTAGGGCCCCACCCCCCCCGCGGCTGGAATTTGGAGGGATGGACGATGGCTGGCGCTATCAAGTTAGGAGTGGATAACTTGCTGACTATTGTTTTGATAGCAACAAATGGCGTCAAACCTCAAAACCCTTATTAACATAATGAACACTGTATAAAGTAAACGTACGTTTTTGCTACTTTGCCACCACATCTGTCACATCCACCCGATCCAGCAATACCCGTGCTTGAGCCTGTTCCAACGCATCGATGACGCTGATACGTTTCTCCAGCACAGTGACATCCAGCTTGTCGCCGTATGTCTTTGGCTTGAGCTTAGATGTCACCCATTTACGCGCGTCAACCTGTAGCCGTTTCTGTTGCGCCCAAGCGCCAGCAAGCGCAGGGTTTAAATGGCCCGGAAAGGGCTCATCAGCCAATTCAATAATCTCCTCTGCCAATCGGTCTGCACGCTGCTCTACAGCCCTCTGATAGGCCTCCTCAAGCCTTGCATCAGCCTTAATCATTCTCCATGCCTGAACATAGCTTGGCATCCCCTGATTCTCCAACGCACGACTCAGGCTAGAGCCAGCAGCAATGTTGTCCAAGATGACAGGCCATACCTCTGCTTGGTTGTATTCAGGTGGTCTTCCCATTTTCTTCATATCTGTCCTTTATATCGAAATTAGCATATCAATCGAGTTTTTAATGCGCGCGTATAGGTTTCTCATGTTTATGCGTAAAACGCATAACCCCTCCCATTTCACCCATTCCCATAACCTCACCCCCGACCAATCCACCATTCCTTAATAACTTGCCAAACCCACCAAATCCCAAAGAACGTCACTGGCACTACCCACAACCCTGTGACGATCCAAAGCACGCCAATTAAAAACTCAGATTCAGTACGCATCTCTGACCTCCACCCTTTTTACCAATTTCTGTATTGCCGCCTCACGCACGTCCAACACCTCAACCAGCTTCTGCAAATAATGACCCGCCTTACCCGCTTCCTGTTTCGCCGTATCCTTTGCACCCATCCTCATGATGTACTTCAAAGCATTTCCACGGTAGTACCCAATCTGCTGCTCGATGGGCCATGTATCCACCACATCCCAAGGCTCAACCCCCATCTCTTTGTAATGCTGACCACCGACCTGTTTTTCATTTGCTTTCATATTTCACTTTCTTAAATATTCACTACCTAATTACCTCAACTACATCTCTACCCTTCTACCCTCACCCTAAAGGTGTGAGGGTAAGGGAGGGTAGATTTTGATGTGTTTTTGTCACTTTTTTACCCTTACCCAAAACTACCCAAAAGGGTAAAGTAGGGTAGAACTTATGCAATTCTCCAAATCCTTAAGCCGTCATTTATTGACCTAGCAATAAACTTTTTGCCCAAAGATTTGCCGTGCATTTTTGATGCTTGATGCAAATTCCCCTTCATTTTTTCATTGGCGGCAAAAATACTCTGACCGATTTCCATTGTTCCAAACGGATATTTGTGTCTCTTATTGACTGGAAATGGCACAGAATCTTCAATTAAATACATACTTTTTGTTCCTGTAAAAAGCCCATTTTACCCTCATTGCACCAATTTACCCTGCAACATTTAAATCGTATTCTTACGCATCAACATAGCACTGGAATGCACCAAATCCACCAAAATCCAGCCATGTTCAAACACCTGAATGACCTCACCTTGAAGCAATAAACCGACCATATCTTGTCTTGATGGTGTCAACATATTGACAATGGTGCGCTCTGCAAACCCATCAATTGCCAGTTTTGACTTCAAAGCTGACCTGCTAACGTAGGGCAAATCACCCCGAATTTCAGCGCCTGATGACCACCAAGCATTCTCAAACAACTTACGATGACCATCCAACTTACTGGTTTTCTTTGCTTCTACTGGTGCATCTGATTGCACAACGACCGCTGAAGTGACCGCCACACCATCCTCATCAAACCAACCGGGGATGGCAACACTGTGTAAATTCACATAGATTGGCTGTGCCATTTCTGCGTCTTTTGACTTCCGCTGCACGATTTCCATTGGTTTATCGTCCTTGCTGGCAACGATACTGATCTCAATATCTAGCGCCCCACGCCATGCTGACGATCCACGGGCACGATGTTGGGCCTCATCTGATACGCCTGTATGGTGTACCAAAACCACTGAGCACCTAAATTCCATCATGAGTGCGTTGCAGCTATCCAGCATGGTCTTTGCATCTTGGGCGCTGTTTTCATCGCCAGATAAGAAACGGTGCAGTGTATCGACCACGATCACGCATGGAGTGATGCTACTTTGCTTAATGGAATTGCTGACCCGCTGATAACCTTCTGGTGTGTTCAGGTCGCAGCCATCCTTGGACAGCCACATATTGAGCTTGCCAGCTTGATTGTGGTGCTTCCATGCGGCTACCCTTCCGCGCAGACCGTGATGACCCTCGCCTGCTAAATACACTACGTTGCCTGCTTTCACCTTATTGCCCAACCAATCGGCGGTACTTGAGGCCATGCGCAGACACCAATCCAAGACTACAAAAGTCTTACCACCCCCACTTGGGCCATGAACCATGATGAGGGCTTGCTCTTGTAACCAGCCTTTGACCAGCCATGCTATGGGGCTGGGCTGTGAACAAAAGTCATCTGCTGGGATTAGCCAGTCATTCTTTGGTGGTGAGAGTAAAGCGGCAAGGTTGTTACCCGCTTGGGCGTAATCGTTGGCATCGCCGGGGATGGGTGGCATGACCATTCGTGCCCCATATTTAGCGCTGGCTTGCTCGGCATATCGCTGGCCCACGCCTGATGCGTCATTGTCTGCCACGATAACAATCTCTTGCTCTGCCCCATGTAATTCGCGCATGATCTGGGTGACTGGAACTAAATTACTGGCTGAGTAGGCAATCACGCAGGGACGTTGGGTGGTTTCATGGATGGTGGCGGCAGTGGCAAAGCCTTCAGCTATATACATTACGCCAGGCTCATCTAATGAGCCTAACATCCAAAACTTTCCGCCTGTCGCCCCGCCTGAGTGGTAGAGCTTGCCACCGTCTTTGTCTATGTACTGAATGCTGGCTAGTTTGGAATCATTCCCATAAAGTGGAACCATCAAACGCCCATCGCCCGTAGTGCGTGCGCCGTGGGTGGCAATGCCCTTACGTTTAAGGTATAAATGGTCTGGGTAAGCCACGCCACCTTCAACCCAAATAGTCTCAACGGTGGTGGCGGCAACTTCATGTTTGCGCTCCAACTCTGCATCGCGCAAAGTCTTGGCCTCGGATAAGCGCCTTGCATAGTGCATTTCCTCCACACTAGTAAGCGTGCGTCCTATGTCTGCCCGAAATGTTTGCTCCATTCCCATTCTCCAGCAACCAAAGCGTCCAGCCGGGATGCCATCGGCAAATATTAAGTACCAACCCGGCTTATCGCCATGGCCCGGCGTGCCTTTTGTGCCTGACTTAAACCGATGTATTTTGCCATCCATATGAATCGTATCTGGTGGGTCAATACCTGATGCCGCCATCGCGTCACGAAGTTGAGATTCAGGGGAAGCAATAATGCGCTCGGCTGGTGGCGACCACGGGCCACCAAGAATATTAGAGAGATTCGCCATGAACTATTGCCCGACTAGTTAAGTATTCACTAAGTGCAACCATCACCTTATAGGTGGGGTTGGCGTTTTCGTTGTCCCGTATCTCACGGATCGTGTTGTAGTGTAGTCCTGTGGCCTCGGCTACTTTGACTGGGCTTCGATCCTCCAAGGCGTTGCGTATAGCAAAGAGAGTCATCATTTTTTTATTCCTTTGTGTAAATAATTTATTGCAATGTGTGAATTCTATATTAGAATAGCACCATGCACCGAACTGATCTCCAGACGGGTGCATATAAAAGGTAAATCATTATGAAGACAATGGCAGACTTAGAAACCGAAAGCACTGAAGGCTTTGGCAATCCAGTGCTGACACTAAAGCAGCAAAATGAAGTAGATGCTCTGACTGCTCTTCGCAGAGCCCACGAAGCCTTACACACTCCAGTGTGTACTGTAGAAGATGAAGAAGAGGAGGATGAAGAAGATGGCAATTAATCTAAAGAGTACAGGCGGTCTATCCGCTAATGGTGTCAAGCTGCTGGTGTACGGGCAAGCTGGCGCTGGTAAAACTTCACTTATTAAGACACTTCCAACCCCTTTGGTATTGTCGGCTGAAGGTGGTTTGCTTTCAATCCAAGATGCGAACCTTCCTTACATTGAAGTCACTAGCATGGCTACTTTGATGGAGGCTTACCAGTGGCTGACGGAAAGTGAAGAAGCGAAGCATTTTGAAAGCATCGCACTTGATAGCATTTCCGAGATCGGTGAAGTGGTGTTGAATTCTGAAAAGAAATCAAACAAAGACCCACGCGCTGCTTATGGTGCTATGCAAGAACAGATGTCTGATTTGATTCGCGCTTTTCGTGATTTACCCGGTAAGCACGTTTACATGACCGCCAAGTGTGAGAAATCACAAGACGAGTCAGGCCGCATTCTTTATGCACCTTCAATGCCGGGTAACAAGACAGGGCAAGCATTGCCTTACTTCTTTGATGAGGTCTTGGCGCTTCGTGTCGAGAAGGATGCTGAAGGCGTGACCCAACGTGCGCTGATGTGTGATAGTGATGGTCTATGGCTTGCCAAAGACCGTAGCGGAAAGCTATCACCTTGGGAAGCACCAAATCTTGGCGACATCATTGCAAAGATTGCGAGTAAATCATGATGTATCAACCAGCATTTCCAAGTGAACACATGGCAACTTCACACCGTTCTGGCATGGCGTTGCGAGATTACTTTGCAGCTCAAGTGGCAACTTGGTTTCTTACTGATTGGGCAGTTGCAGAGTTGTTAGAAGACCCCGCTACTTCTTGTCGGTTAGCTGCCGAGGACGCTTACAAGATGGCTGACGCAATGTTGGAGGCACGCAAATCATGAGCCTTGCAAAACAATGGGCCGAGGCCAAAGAAGTTGAAACGAGAGCAATCCGTTTACGCCGCGACATTGAAGACGAAATGATCGCGTTTTACAAAATCTCTAATCAGAATGAGGGAACTCAGAATGAAGATGATGGCACTTATAAGATCAAAATTGTTAGTCGTGTTACTCGCAAAGTTGACGCTGACAAAGTACAAGAACTTGCAGCAGAGTTTGGACTTACTGAGTACCTTTCCAAATTGTTTCGATGGACACCAGAAATCAATGCAACCGCATGGAAATCTGTTGACGAATCAATTACACGTCCATTGATGGACGCAATTACCGCGACACCCGGTCGCCCTTCTTTTTCAATCACTATCAAGGAATAACATCATGGCTTCATTAGACTTTTCATTCTCCGCAACTGATCTTCCAGTTTCCACCTCCAGCTTTGAGCCACTTCCCGCTGGTTGGTACACCGCATCAATCACAGGTGCAGAAATTAAGAACACCAAGGCTGGCACTGGTCAATACATTGCCGTGAAATACACCATTACGGGCCCATCCTTCCAAGGACGCATTGTGTTTGGCAACTTGAATATCAAGAACCCCAATGTCAAGGCCGAAGAAATTGGTCGCCAGCAGTTGGGTGAGATCATGCGTGCCATCAATCTTGCTAAAGTTACCGACACCGATCAATTAATTGGAGGCAACTTAGGCATCAAATTGGATGTGAAACGTAGCGAGGAATACGGAAACAGCAACGAGGTCAAAGGCTTTAAAACCATTGGTGTCGGATCATCCGTCATGCCAACTACCGCTCCAGGTGCACCTGCCAAAGCTGCACCACCTTGGGGAAGCAAGAAGTAATCTAGTTTTTGGGGGAAAGCGGATGCTGGTTAGTTGATGTACACAGCGACTATAAAGAAACACCAGTGCAGCGAGTACCCCATCTTTTTAAGAACAAGATATGAACATTCCAGAACCAATCAACACCATCGCCAATCTAATAGATCAGGCGCATGAGGAACGCAAAGAATTGCCTAGGGGCCACCTTGGTGCTTCCATGCTTGGCGATCCATGTGATCGCAAATTGTGGCTTTCCTTTCGCTGGGCGGTGCAGGAGCAATTCAAAGGTCGCATCTTGCGCTTGTTTCGCCGGGGCCACAATGAGGAATCCACCATTGTGAGTGACCTTCGCGCTATTGGGATTGACATCCGTAGTACGACAGGACAACAGAGCCGGGTTGACTTTGGTTCTCACGTTTCGGGGTCGTTGGATGGCATCATAGAATGTGGCGTGCCCGAAGCGCCAAAAACACGCCATGTGGCTGAGTTTAAAACTCATTCTAAGAAATCGTTTGACGATGTAGAGAAAAATGGCGTGCAGAAGTCCAAGCCATTGCACTATGTCCAGATGCAAGTATATATGCACGGGACACGAATTGACCGGGCTTTGTATCTGGCAGTTTGCAAAGACGATGACCGCATTTATACCGAGCGTGTGAAGTACGACAAAGAAGTTGCAACCAAGGCCATTGAACGCGCCCACCGCATTACATTGTCTGACCGTATGCCTGAGCCACTGAGCACACGCGCCGATTGGTTTGAATGCAAGTTCTGTTCAGCCCATGAGTTCTGCCACAAAACTCAAACTACCGAGCACGTCAATTGCCGTACTTGCGCCCACGCCACGCCGTTAAGTGATTCAACGTGGCACTGTGCCAAGTGGGATGACCTGATACCAACAGAAGCCCAGCATAACGGTTGCGAGAGCCATGTTCTACACCCAGACTTAGTACCGTGGAAACGTTTAGATGGCCCTGACCAGTGGACTGCCATTTACGAAATTGAAGGCCAAAAAGTAGCCAATGGAGCACCAGCCGAGGGTGTGTACGGAAGTGCTGAATTATTAGCCAATGCCTCTGCGTGTGTTAGCGGTGATGAACAACTTAATAATCTGCGCGTGCAGTTTGATGGTCGGATCGTAGGATGAAACTTCGTGATTACCAACAACGCGCTATTGACCAGCTTTACGCTTGGTTTGAGGCTGGCAATCAAGGCAACCCTTGTCTTGTTTTGCCCACCGGGTCAGGCAAGTCTCATATTGTGGCGGCACTATGCAAAGATGCTTTGCAGAATTGGCCTGATACCCAAGTCTTGATGCTGACCCATGTGAAAGAATTGATTGAACAGAACGCTCAAAAGATGCGTGAGCATTGGCCTGGTGCTCCTATGGGCATTTACAGCGCCAGCATTGGTAAGCGTCAATTAGGTGAGCCGATCACCTTTGCAGGCATTCAGTCTGTGCGTACCAAGTCAAAAGAGTTGGGCCACATTGACCTTTGCATTATTGATGAATGCCACTTGGTGTCTCACAAAAATGAGGGTGGTTATCGCACCTTGCTGGCTGAGTTGCTGCTGATTAATCCAGCCATGCGTGTCATTGGTTTAACGGCGACACCTTATCGTTTGGGACACGGCCTGATAACCGATAAGCCTGCGCTGTTTGATGCGCTCTTGGAGCCTGTAAGCATTGAGGAATTGATCTTTAAAGGCCACCTTGCAACGTTGCGATCCAAAGTCACGAAGTCCAAGCTAGACACCTCTGGCGTGCATAAGCGTGGGGGGGAGTTTATTGAATCGGAGTTGCAGGCAGCGGTCGACAATGATGATCTCAATAGCGCCGTAGTGCGTGAGGTCATTAAGTTGTCAGGAAATCGCAAGGCTTGGTTATTCTTTTGCACTGGCGTAAAGCACGCCCAACACGTTGCTGAGGTGCTGAATGATTACGGTGTGATTGCTGATTGTGTGACCGGGGAAACACCAAAGAAAGAACGGGCACAAATGCTGGCTGACTTTAAGGCTGGAAAGATTCGGGCACTCACAAATGCCAATGTATTGACCACCGGGTTTGATTACCCAGACATTGATTTGATTGCCATGCTGCGTCCCACCATGAGCGCCAGCCTTTACGTTCAAATGGCTGGTCGTGGCCTTCGCCCTAAGAGCCATACCGATCATTGTATGGTGTTGGATTTTGCTGGCGTTGTGCAAACACATGGGCCAATAACCAACGTGCAACCACCCAAGAAGGGCAGTTCAGGTGATGGTGAAGCACCAGTCAAAGTATGCGAAACGTGCGGTGAATTGTGCGCCATTTCTATGCAAACCTGCCCTGCTTGCGGCGCTGCTTTCCCTGAGCCAGTAGCCAAATCCATGTCTTTGCGACACGATGACATCATGGGTTTAGAAGGGCTTGATTTGGACGTGACTTCATGGAGTTGGCGCAAGCATTTAAGCCGCGCAAGTGGGAAAGAAATGTTGGCCTGTACTTATTATGGCGGCCTTAGTGATCCACCCATCACAGAATATTTGGCAGTGGCGCATGATGGTTATGCAGGAGACAAATCCATGCGCTTATTATCTACGATGGCCTCAAGTGCCAAAGTGCCAATGCAACTCACATCAAATGAAATGCTGACCGACATTGCAGATTTAATGAATCTTGGAACACCGCCTTGCAGTATTGAATACAAAAAAGACGGTAAATTTTTTAGAATTTTAAAAAGGACATGGGAATGAGACACCCCGAACCCGAGATCGTCACGATCTACAAAGCAGGCCCACCAAAGTGCTGCCACACCTGTGAGCATTATGGCAATGATGGCCTATGCGTCACCTTCTTTATGGAACCGCCAGCAGAGTTTGCCGCCGCTGTGGATTTATGCCCAAGCTGGGAAATTGAATGTCCGTTTTAAAAGTGCGCCCCATCGGGCAAAGAATACGTCAATGCCTGGCAGTGATTGACACCAACCAAGCCCCCATGACTGCTAGGGAAGTTTGGAATAACTTGGAAGGTGTCTCAATTGAGAATTCCAGCAAGTATTGTTTGCGATCTGTAGGCTTGGGCTTGATGACCGTAAATAGAGAAATTTATCCAATGGTTTTTCAATGCCAGCCAAATTGGAAGGCATTATTAGAGCAACGCATCACCACGAAAACGCATGTTGTGCCAAACATTTACAAGCCGCGCATTAATAGTGTCTGGAGTTTGGCTTTATGAAAACCGAGATACCCACCGAGCACCATGAACAAGCCATGACCGTCCAATGGTTTCGCAGATCGTGGCCAGGCGTTATCATTTTTGCTATTCCCAATGGTGGCGTGAGAGACATTCGCACGGCCACCAAGTTAAAAATTGAAGGTGTCATGCGTGGTGTGCCTGATTTGTTCATCCCAGAGTGGCGTCTGTGGGTGGAAATGAAGCGCATCAAAGGCGGCGTGTTAAGTGACGATCAAAAAAGTTTTATAAAGTATCTGAAAAGTGTTAATTATGAGGTTATAGTTGCAACAGGCGCCGAAAATGCGAAGTTGCAAATAAGCGCCTTTGTTAACCAAATGAAAGAAAACAATGACCAAAGAAATTAAAGACAAAGGCATCACGATTCGAGTGCCGTCCAGTATTTTGATTGCCTTAAAAGCCGAGGCAGCCGCGAATACTCGCACAATGGCAGCGCAAGTGCTTCACATTCTTAAACAGACTTTGGGAAAATAAGATGTTCGACAAGATAATAGAAATTTTCCGTGCACCAAGTGCCGAAGTGTTGGCTTTGCGTGAACTAGAGCAAGCTGAACGCAGCCTGTTAGAAGCCCAGACAAGCCAAGAATATTCAAAACGCATGGCTGAGTATCACAATGATCGCATCAAGCGTTTAACCACTTATTTGCACCGTGGAGAAATCAAATGATTGCCCAAGATAAAACCAAATTAACTATTACTGAACGCACTCGCAAAGTGCTACGAGTTAATCAACATAATCCTGCACATGCTTTGGCTCCAATGTCTGACAAGAACCCAAAGCGATATGTAAGTGGTGGTGCAATTCTGATGCCTAAGTTGCCGGGCGCTGCTACGGTTAATCAAGATAGCATTTGGAATCGCAATACATACCGCACTGGCGATGGTGAGATATTTCAACAAATGCGTCCAGGGGCTGAAGATGCTATGAAGCTGCCAAGCCGGGGGTTTTCGACATGAGTTATACACCACAAACCACTTGGGCCAACGGGGTTCATCCATTAGCGCCTGAGTTAATGCGTAAAAAGACAGTAGTGACAATAAAGAAGCCCAAGATCGTTGCATCACGCCCTCAAAGAATCCTTGATGCGCTTGAAGCGCATGGCACTTTGACATCTTGCCAACTGTCGGAAGTATTAGATTTGCCAAAAGTGCATGTCAGAAACTCACTCAAAATGTTGAATAAATATAAAACAAAACGAGTATTAGTCGAGTCAAGACTGAGGCTCAAAAGTAGCGGCATGCAGAATTTCTATACTTTGATTCCGTATTTGCAATGACTGGAGGCGATATGAAAATACATTTTTGCGGAACTGGCTGGGGGTGTCGGCTATGGGGCATCAGCTACAAAGACCATTGGTTTATTGGCTTGAGTATTAGAGATCGGAGTTTGAAATGACTAAAGACGAAGCATTGAAGCTGGCGCTTGATGCGTTGGAAAATATCTATGATGGATTTGTAACGTCACCGAGAGTGCAATACAGGGCAATCACCGCAATCAAAGAAGCCCTAGCGCAACCTTTATGTCCACCCTGCAACAATCATTGTGACCAAGGACGAAACTGTCCTGCTAGAAAATAATGAGAAAAGAAACTTATTCGATGTGGGATGCCATGCTTGCAAGTCCCACTGAACCGATGACAGTTAAGCAACGAATTCATCAATTGACAAGAATGTGGTCTGGCCTGGCTGCTCTTGAGACAGCAATAGAGCCAACCAAGGATGATTGGGCCGTATGTTCTGACGCAGTTAATTTGATGGAAACTTTGATTAAGCATGGGCATATCGTAGACACCAATAATTTATTGTTTGACGCAATGAAAGCATTGGCAGAAGCTGGACAGCGTAGCTTTGCGGGTAAACCCATCCGTTTAGACGGTGCTGGCATTCAGGCAGTGCGTGGTTTGCTTGAAGATTACTCGATGGTGCTGGAATCATTACCAGCTAGAACCATGATTCACTGTCACCGACTGACTGAAAAGCGACTTCAAGGCATCCTGAAAGGCCATAAACAAGCCCATGATGTAGTTATTTCGTAAAAAAATGTTTTACAGTGTGTTTTTATGTTCTATAATTAATCATCGCAATTAATTAAACAGGACAACACAATGAGCAAACGCGCAGTACATCTCACAGTAGGCATGAAAGATGGTTGCAAAACCAGTACCAAACATCTGGGTGCATATATGGGATTGGCTTATCAAGACTTTCAATCAATGCCAGAAGATCGCAAATGTACAAAATGTTTAAACAGCAAATTATTTGCTTTTGTTCATCGTGTAGCGCAACAAAATGCTTAACCCCTTCATCTTAAGCGCCCTCCGGGGCGTCATATCTGAAGTTGATTTGCTTGATTGCCTTCAGGCGCTGGCAAATCACTTTCCCGCCAATGAAAAGATCGGGGATGCTTTACTGGATTGCATCCTGATTCTTGATGACCATTTAAACAACTGAAAGACACGACATGAAAACAATTATCAACCTTGCAGTCACTTTGGCTTTCATGGCCTTCACCTTGGCCTTGATGCTGTCTTACTTTGACGTGCTAGTGAAGTGATTATTTAGCGGCCAGCAATTCATTTTTAATGGCGCTGCCATTGGTGGTGCCGTACCAGTAAGACAAAACCAGCATCGCCACGGCATCCATAAGGCCAAGGACACGCCCCACAATTATCTCGGGCGTCTTGTCAGGGTAGCCATAAAAAAGAACCGCAATCTCTGTGCCGATAGTGAGTACAAGCAGAACAAGCGACAACCAAAAAAGCATCTTTTGAGTGCCGCCTGACACACTGGCTTGTCTTGCTGAATCACGATCTTTGAAGCTGAGTTCAGCGTAACGAAACCCACGCTCTTTTTCATTATTTTGATATTCCAGTTCAAGTTCTTTCAGCTTGCCTAATTGTTCAGGTGTGACTTGGCCCGACTGGATAATCTCGCTGATTTTGTCTTTGGTGGCATCCGACAAGCCTAACAATTCCCCAACAGATGCCACAGCAACTGCACCCATAGGGCCAAACAGTGCGGAAGCAACTGTTGGGGCAACTGTCTTGAGGGTAGCCAACCAATCCATTATTGCCAAACTCCTGTACGCATTTGCTTTGCCAGGCGCTCACATCGTTCCGGAGTCTGACTGTGCCATTTACTCAGGATCATATTCTCAGCAGCTTTGTCGTAGTTGCCACCCTGTACTAAGGACATGGTGTTTTTGAAACCAGCTAACCCATCTGTACCGAGTTGAAAAGCCATATTGATAAGGACTGCAAGACGAACTGAATCCAGTTGTTCTACCCAAGGGAACATTCCGAATACTTCCTTGGTCTTGCGCTGAATGTCATTGTTCAGTAAGTAGGCCGATTCATCTGGGGTGATGCCGCCATTGCGGCGCTTGTCAATGAGTCTACCGACACCAATAGTTAAGTAGCCAAGACTATCAGGATAAGCCGATAAGACTTCCCCCTCATCTCTGCGAAGTTGCTCGTTAAGGCTTGTAACCATGATTCGTAGCCCATCCTAGTATCATATAACCAAGAGCCACAACACCTGACCAAATTAAACTGGTAAGGGTTTTCTCAATGACTTTTTTACGAAACTCAATCCTTTGAACTTCTGCCTGAATTGCCAATTTGACCCACCGCTGTTCCTCCTCTGACAACCCAGTGTCAGTGCTTCTGATTCGGATGGCTGCTGCAATTTCAGCAGCAAATTCAGCACGTTCTTCTGGGGTCATGATGTGGGTCAATTAGTGATTTTTGATATTTTAGACTATTATTTACGGGGCCAGTGCATTAGTTGATTTACCTTTTGGAGTAAGGGCATTAAAGTTTAATGATTCTGCCACTTGTTTTTCCATAGCTTTAGTTTTGGCTACGTCTGCCAATTTACCAGCCAAGGGAATTTGCAATTTACTTAATTGATCTAAGCTACGAATTAAAGCCGATGAAGTGTTGGAATAATTGACCGCACCGGGTTGTTTCACCAACGCATCTTGGATGGAGTCACGCAAATCAATTAATTGATCTCGACCAGTTTTGCCAAACAAATAAGTCAATTTGTCTTCGCGATCCAGCGCGTTAATGGCTGTGTTCAACTTTGGAAAAGACAATTGACCGCTTGCATTCTTGGTAATTTGATCTTTCAGATGCTGAATTGTCTGGCCTTGAATTTCAGCCCATGCTTGTTGACCTTGTGGGCCTGCACGCTTTAAAACCTTGCCCACAGTTTGCATTTCTTCCATGCTACCGTCCAACACAATGTGGTCAAACACATCTGCCAAAGCAACTTTACGATCAGCATAGCCAGCTTTAGTACCAAGCAATGAAGCCACACGGCTGCTGTCTTCAAAATCTTTTGCTAATTGTTTTCTAGCCATCCGAGCATCACGGTATAGGTCGCCGCCAGCACCTTCAGTGGTCTGGTCAATTAATGACTTCATGGCCTTGGAATGAACAGCGTTAGGTGTACCCGGCTGCGTGTTTTTACCAATATCCTGATAAATGTCTTCCAGCGCACGAACAGACATTGTTCCCTTTTTCTCAGGATCATTTAAAGCAATTTGCTCAGCTACAGAATCCAAGATTGGCGCAAGTTTTGCCCTGACAGTAGGTGATTGTTTACTAATGTATTCAGTGATTCCCGTATACGGCACTTCTTGCAAGGTTTCACCAGCATTGTCAGCCAAAGCATATTTAGACTTCATTGCTTGGTATTTTTTGTCGTACTCATCCACCAATGCTTTGTCAACAATGCTGCCCACCTTCTTGTAGGCCGAAGGGTCAGCATATTCAGCACCCGTTTCTTGAGACATCTGCTCAAACTTGTTTAAGATGGCTGATTTTTGAGTTTCTTTGGCTTGGAGCAATGGTGCGCCAGCGCCAGCAGGGTAGTTTTTGGCGGTTTCTGCTTCAAATTGCTGAGTAGCCAAATCTTTAGTTTGTTCCCCTTTGGTCAGAGGAATTCCCAAGCGTTGTGCGCGTTCTTGACGTAACAAAGCCGCCTGAGTTTCAGCTGCACCCATGCCAACCATGTCTGGTTCAGATTTAGTCATGGCTTTCGCCAAGACATTTTGAACTGGCGCAACAATACGTTGAGCCACTGGTCGCAATTGATTGATTGCTGCTGGTGCTAAAGCACTAATTGCCGCACCGGGTCCGCTTAAAACTGGCGGCAACGATTCCATCATTTTGCCAGCACCTTCAACTATCTCAGGCCCAGTTTGAGTGCGAGGTTGATAAAATTGTTGTGCAGCCCAATTAGCCGCAGATTCTCCAGCGGCTTTGCCTTGTGGTGTACCTTGACCGCCTACAGCCTCACCATACATACGAGCCAAAGGTGTAGCTACCATACGACCCAAACCACCAGCAATAATGGCTGGAGTTTCCACTACACCCATTAAACGATCTTGCAATGTCATAGGTGCTGGTTGTGCAGCAATTACTCCTTCTGCACCCGGTATTTGCGCTTGAGCACCTAACCCAATTTTGGCGTAAAACTCTGGTTTGGGAATATCAGAATAAAATTTCTGGTGCAAAGCATCAGCCAATTTCACATCAGGAATATCCGCATACTGTGGATATTGAGTACGGATTTCAGCCATTGTTGCCATTATCTAAGTCCTAAAGGATCAGTTGCCGTTGTAGCACTGTCACCAGTGTTGATATGTTTAGCACCGGGCCCAGCTTGCACTTTCATGGCTTCAATTGCTGTTTTGCGAGTTTTTGCTTTGGCATCAATCACAGCTTGTGTATCTCCGGGTTTTGGAAAATACATTTTTTCAGCCGTAATAAATTCCGAAGGGGCAATAGAAGCGCCAGATTCTTTACGCAGTTGAGCAGTAATAAAGTTAATACGAGCCTGAGCAACTTGTTGCTGTTCTGGACTCAAGCCACCCATAATTTCAGGCAACGCATTAAAAAGTGAACCAGTCGCGCCTTGCAACTTATCACCAATTAGAGGAACCATACCAGCTAATCCACCGACTGCACCACTAATGACACCTGTGTTTTTCTCGCCCTTACCTTCTAAGTCATTCAAGGTTTTATTAGCTTCTTGCATACGCATACCGTATGCAGTAGCGTTTCCTTGACTTTCAGTCAGAGCTTTATCACCCGAAGCAGGCCCACCCGGAATAGGTTCAACACTGCCACCAGCCACAACACGATACCCGGTAGGTACTTTGCCTTGAGCCAAAAGATCAATTGCTCTTTGGTTGGTTAGATTTTGACCACGCATTGTTACGCCTTGACCAGCTTTAGCGGTGGCGGCTACACTTTCCTGACCAGCTTTAGCAGTGGCTGCTCCAATATCTTGACCACGCTCGGTAGTCAATCGACCCAAACGGGCTGATTCTGCTGTAGACAATTCACCTGCTGTTGCGCCCGATGCGGCAAGTACAGATTTACGCTGTTCGTACGGCATAGCTAATAATTCTTGATGCCGTACAGATGCTTGGTTTTTTTCAGCAGATGTGAACAAATTAGAACCCATCGTATCTTCAAGATGAGCAGTCAGTTGAGCATCTGAGGGGTTTTGACTAATATCACGTCTAGCCTGAGCAATCATTTTTTGTTTAGCGGTGGCAATTTCAGCTTGAGTCTTTTTACCAGTTAAACCTAAATTTGCAGTTTCGGCATTATTTTTCTGTATCTTTAATGCCTCCATTGGATCAATTGCCCAATGTTGAGGATTGACACCTTCTGGCGCAGGACTAGCACGAAGGGCATTTTGTGACTCAACCCCACGTTGATACTCTTGCATCTTCATTTGATTTAACTGATTAGCTTGTTGACTCTGTTGCAACTGCTGCATCTGAGCATACTGAGCAAATGGGTCAGGTGGTGCTTTGAACTGGACACCTTGAGCGATTAGAGCATTGAGATCAGCCATGATTAATATCCGTTAATGTTAATAGTTTAACCATAGGTAGCTGGTACGAATTCTTGTAACAATGGTTGGTAAAGTGATTGATTTGACCCACCACCTCCCGCATTCGGTTGACGCGCTAACCAGTTATTAAAATTAGTTTGTTGGTTGTAGGCACTTGCACCACTCGTCAGTGCATTGTTCATAGTATTACCTGCACCTAGTTGACCAGCAGCAATAGCTTGACCACTTTGAGTAATGGCATTACCACCAGCAGTACCGTATGCACCAGCAGCAGAACCTTGGTTACTAGCAGCAGACTGACCCGATGCCATCAAGTTACCAAGTGGTTGCAGTTGATTTGTTCGATTGGTTTGATAACGATTGAAAGCATTCTGGTATTCTTGAGAACCCATATTCTGTCCATACTCGGTAGCAGCCTTCATAGCACCACCTGAGATCAGACCACCTCGAGCAGCGGCACTACGATCCAAACCTTTCAGACCCTCAGACAAACGGAAAGCGTAGCCGGGGTCTTGTTGAAAGTCCTGCATACTGAAGTCTTTTGAGTATTTACCATATCCGGCAGCGCCAGCGTTACCACCAAGACCCATCAACTCCATTAATCGGTTCTGACCTGTCAATCCAGCTTGACGGTATGGTTCTTGCAGTTCCATCTGCTGGTCAAACATTTGTTTTTGTAATGCAGCAGATTGATTAGCTGCATCTGCTTGAGTTGATGCAGCAGATTTAGCACCACTTGATGCGATAAGACCACCCGCAAGGCCAGCGCCCGCAACTGCAACCATTCCCCAAGTCATAATATTTCTCCTTGTACTTTAAATGGCTCTAATGCCACGAGTGATTCAAAATCTTCGTAACTTTTGGCTATCACGTAATTTTCAATTTTATCTAAATCAGTTTCATCAGTTGCATGAATAGTAGTCCATATCGTATCTTCTAATGCGTATACTGCACGCTTCGTACCTGGTTCTGATACAAAGGTGTGAGGTGCTTCAAAAGACACGGGGCCAAATTCTGTCGCAACATGGACACGGCCTTTACTGATAATATTCAAATGAGCGTGTTTATGGATTTTACCGATTATTAATGTGCCTTTGGGGATCATCATTTCACGGGCATAATTACCTGGGGCAAAAATATGCCGCAATGTGCAATCCTCAAGAGTGCTCGGCAGTCCCAACATATGATCTTGTAGAGCCATAACCCCTGATCGAAATGTGACGTTCTCAGCAGCAACATTAAACTCAGGACCATAAGTGACTTGCATTAGCTAACCTCACGCCCACTAGCACGAATATTGATCGAAGTGGCAGTACCAGCAATCGTGCTGATAAACCCACTGGACATAAGCACCTGACCTACCAGTTCAGGAAAGGTGTACACCTCGGCTGGCTGAAGCGTCTTGGTCTTGGTAATCAAGTTCTGATTGCCAGCAGTGTCAGCAGCAGTCACCAAGTTCACTGAGATCGTGGCAGCACTGGCGCTGTAGTTGGTCGCTGTGAACTTGTCGATAATAGTAGTGACGCCAGTAGCTGTGTACTGGGTAACTTGGGTGGCCTCTGCAATCTTGGCAGGGATAAGGACTTTGACGGTGACTGTCATGGGTTACTCCAGAAGAAGAATGTTATTAGGTGCTTGAGCCATAATGACCCAGTTGGTTCCGTCAGACACCATTGTCGCCCAATTGCCGATAACTGGCAACAAAATGGCAGTCCCAGCAGTAACACTGTCGATGGGGGCAATATTGCTGGTGGCTGAGTTAACTGATTGAAGTTGCAGATTCTTGACAGTCACTGATCGACCAGGCCACAAAGATGCAGCAGGGAACGTCAGAGTCATGGCTGAACCAGACTTGTTATTAATAATCCAAGTATCAGTATTGGTTATCGTGTAATCAGCAGTCTTGGTCAGCACAGTCGATAAAGGAACATAGTCTGTATTGGCTACAGCAGCACTAATTGCCGTTCCATTGCCCTTTAAAA